TCAAGCTGATTGTTGATGTTCTCAGCCTGCGTCTCGTCGAGACCTAATGCGTCATGATCGATCTGTGACCGGCAAACCAGCCCGGTGCCTACAACATTGGTGCGCAAGCGGGTGATCGCCGCACGGGCTATCAGGTGATTGCGCATGGCGTCTCGCGAGCGAGCAACCAACATTCGACGCTCGTTTTGGTCGAGATCTCGACGCGGACTGCCAAGACCGGGAATCCAGCTGGCCATGCTGCGTAGTACGCGGGAAGCCCCGCGCCAACGTGTCTCAACTCCACCCCCTCCGCCTTGGGCAACAATGGGTTTGGACTCGCTCGCCGATTTGGCGAGTTTGATGGCCTCGCGCATCAGCAGCTCGGCCGGGTCTTTTCGAAAAAATCCCATAGTCAGATCTTCATGTAGGAGACGCGGTTGCGGCCACGTCCCTGTTGTTGAGCCTGTTCCAACGCGACCTCTCTGGCGTACTGCTGCTCCAGAAGACGCAAGCTGTTCAGCTCAGCGCGATAAAGCTCGCGATCCGCACGGCGCAGGCGTTGGCCTTTTTTCAGGACGTCAGAAATCGCCGCCCGGACTTCCGCGAGGCGCTGTTGTGCGTCTGTCATGTGTGTTTCCTTAGTAGCCCGCGCGACTGCGGGTGCCCCGCCCGCGAGCGACAGCTCGGCGCGGTACCGGTGCGACCGGTTGTTCGGTACTGAACAGCGTTGGCTGCAGCAGTTGCTGCTCCAGCTGATCCCATTCGTGATCGCGTAACAGGTGAGTTTTAAGGCTGCGAGCGGCGTGCAAGGCATACACCTCGCAGTCCAGCGCTTCGTTGCGACGGCCCGCCTTCTTTTGCCAAACCATTTTGCTAGGGTTACGCGGGTGCGGTGCCAGGACTTCGTTGGTGAGTTGTTCGTAGTAGTCCGACCGGATCTCGCTGTACCAATGCATGCGCCCCGGTCCGGCACCTTTGAGGCGCAGCCGCCCATCAATGAGCGTCTTCGCTTTATGTGTGCCGACGATGTGAACCCGCAGGCCATATTTCGCGGCCTTGGTGTTGTCCTGTGAGGTGTCCACCGATTGCGGCGGCTTGGTAAAGATCTCCTTGTCGCGACTGTCGATAGAGGCGCCTTTGATCGCCATCACGTTGTAGCGTTGACGATCACGCACGTAGGCATACACCGCGTCACTGGTGTTGCCGTCGGAGCTGTCGATGCTAACCGCCGATACCGCCAGTTGCGCACCGCTTTCGACCGGTATGGGTTGGGAAATAACCCGATCCAGTTCTTGCCAAACGGCGTCATGGGGATCGATGGGGTTGCCGTGAAGCTCACCCCAGTACAAGCGCCACGACTCTTCGCCTCGTCCCCAACCGATGATGGTGAGAGCGAGGCGGTCGCCTTGGACGTCAACGCCAACGGTGATCAGCAGGACACCTTTCGGCGCTGTCAGCTCCGCATAAGGCTCCGCACGCTTTTCCAGCTCATCGGTCTTCGGTGCATCGCTCTGATACTCATAGCTTTCGCCCTTGGAGCTGTTGACGAAAGCGATCATCGGTCCGATGTTGCCTTGTGAGGCCGCGTGTTCGGCCTGGAGCTTTTTCTCCATCAACACCTGGAAACGCGATCCCCAAAATGTCGCGTACAGCTCGTTGAGGATGTAACCGGCGATCCCCCGAAATTCTGCTGTGGCCGACCAGCGCCCGTGCTTGAGGTTGGCGTTCTTCTGGTTGTCATCCCAGATTCCACCGCAGTGCGGGCAGGAGTAGAAAGCTTTCTCCGGCCGCTTTTTGCCGTATACCTCATGCAGGTATTCCGGATCCTCGTCGCAGTGCAGGTTGTCGAAGCTCAACGCGTGTTCTTGGCCGCATTCGTGACACGGCACCAGGCCGACGCGCTTGTCCGACAGTTCCAGCTCCGCATCGATGGCGGACAAGCCCTTGATGGTCGGTGTACCGCCGATGATGATCTTCGAGCGGCGGAACGTTTTCAGTCGCTCCTTGGCGAGCTTGATACTGTCGCCCTGGCCTCGCAGGTTCAGGTTGCAGTCGTCCGGCTCTTCGATGGCGACTCGCGGCACCGGCGTGGACTTCACGCTGGCCGGGCTGTTGGAACCCACCATTTTCAGGAAGCCGCCAGGGAAGCGCTTGAAGTCCTGTCGCTGCTGTAGCTTGCGGCTTCGCAGATCGACTTTCTTGCGCAGCCGCGGCGTGGCTTCGATCATTGGTTCGAGCTTTTCACCAACATACTGCTTGGCCGCTTCGGCTTTGGGGAAAAGCACCAGAATCGGTGACGGATCAATGTCGATCCACTTGCCCAGGGCGTTACCCAGAACACCCGACGTCCATGCCACCTGCGCCGACTTGCGTCCGACGATCTCACTGACAGCGGGATCATCCAGCGCTTCCAGTGGACCTCCGGGCCAGATCAGGTGAGGAGTAACGTCAAAGCGATATTTGCCGGGGCGCGCAGCCTCTTCCGGTGCGAGCCAGCGGTACTTGTCCGCCCACTCGATAATGCTCATGCGAGGCGGCGGCGACCATTTGCGGCAAGCGCCGCGCAGCGCTTTAGTCGCCGTCTTCCTCAAAGCCCTCCGTATCGTCCGGTTCGTCAGAATATCCATCTGACGCGGCATCATCCTTGTCATAGTCAGAAAGCCTCCTCAGGATGGCTTCAATGGGGTCGCGAATCAGTTGCTCGTCGACTTCCACGTCGTAGCGCGCCGAGAGTTCGGCGGCCAGCACATCGGGGAAAGAGTTGAGCAGCTCCACTTTTGCAGCGGTGATCATTGCTTCGAAGCGTTCGATCAAATCAGCAGCGATTACCACCTCGCCAAGATCCTTGGCCATCGCGAGTTCTTCACGATCAGCGCGGATCCGGTCGAGGCGATCGCGGGAAGATTCTTTTTTGCCGTTGAGTGCGGCTTGGTGCATCAGCCACTGAATCACGGCTTCGGTGTCGTATTGGTTTTCGTTGCCCCGACCGAGGCCGAACTCGGTCACTGGCATGCCGTCGTTCTGCCATCGGGTCAGAGTGCGTTCATCGCGACCGACGATCTCGCTCAAGTCGGCCTTGCTGACTGTCTTTCCCATGTCTAACCCTTTGAAAAGACGGACATCCCTGTGAAATTCTCAGCTGCAGAGATCCCGCGAGTTCCGTAACCCGTGTAGGGGGCTGCCCTCGGGGAGGACCCAGAAAAACCGGCGCCCCACCCTCGCCCCTGCCTCTCAGGTTCGGTCGGTCGATGCCGACTCGGAAAGGCCAAGCCGCTTGGCAGCCCATCGTTCGTACAACCCGATGGCAACGTCCGCGCCGGCCATCGCCGTTAGGCATCCCAAGGCGCCCGCCGTCCACAGCGACATCCCGGCAGCAATCATCAACATCATCGCCGTCACCCCGCAGACAATGCAGGCACCCGACCGAAGCGCTAGCCTGCGCAACAACGCCCAGCCCCGCGCCCCATCCTTGTCCGCTCTCCACATCTCCCCCGATACGCCGCCGACCAGAGCCAGGACGATCACTAACCAGATCGGCATTTCTGCCAGTGCTTGTTGCTCGCTTGTCATCGCCTACCCCATGAACGCAAAAACCCGGCGCAATGGCCGGGTTTGGTGGTGTGGTGCCTGCAGCTCTCTGCGGTCGCACCTATCGAAGATGACTACTTTTTACAGGTCGATTCCGGTGGCAGCAACCCTGTTTTAATGCCACCCGGTGAATAAGTGGGTTACGCAGGGTGAACGCCTAGCGAATGTCGGCGAATACACCACCACGGCATTCTATTGTTGCGGCGGTGCCCCATACGTCCCACTTTTCAAAATCGAAGTGGGACGCCTGAGAGCGCCTGAATTCGGGGCTTCGCCCCACTGTCCTACTTATCTTTCTTCTTTCTCGTGTAAAGGAAGAATTTTAAAGAACACGCGTTCGCGCGTAAGCGCGTAGTGCTCGCCCGCTACGCTCACACAGGCGGGAGGCACTACTAAGCGGGACGGTGGGACAACCCAACAACGACAAGGCCCGCACCTGTCCCACTGCATCAAAACGCAGCGAGACAAGACGGGCCAGTGGGACAACCACAACCGGAGCGCTACCTGAGGTCACGCAGCTGCCCCCATCAGCACCCAATAGATCTGCAGATGCGCGTCATGCAAACGCTGGTAGTACGTATCGCGGCCACAACCGCAGTGGGCATACCGCAAGCGCATATCCACATCGAGCGTGCAGTAATGCTCACGCACCACCGTCACCAGCTCTGGCGCGAGGTGCTTGGTCACGATCAGCTCAATGTCCAACGAACTCTCCAGCGGCGCACGGAAAGCACGCCGCCCCCTGATCAGTTGCCCGTTACTCTCCATCATCATGGCAACCATGTTTCCCCCAGCCAGCCCTCCTTTAGAATGTTCCGAGTGCAGCTCCTGCGCCCACAGCCGAAGCAGCGAATCGATCTCCTTAATCAAAGCAAGGCTCCTCGAACTCCACTGGCTGCAACGTCGAGGCACCGCCCCACCCTGCCGGCTTCTTGTATGCCCAAGGCCGCTGGCCGCTCTTTGCCAACGCCGGCAACCGAACACGCCGCCAGCCCAACCGATGCATGATCGCGCCGACGCGCATCTGCTCCGGTTTGCCCCAATGCCCGAAGTCCAACTTCAATGCACTGGTCAGCACGTCACTACCGGTGGTGGTCTCGCCGATCTGCGACTCTTCGAGCCAGGTCAGAATCGGCCCTTCCCATTCATCCACAACAAAGCGCTCGTCCTGCTCTTCGCCGAACATTGCCGCCTCATCCAGCGTCACCCACCAGAGGTCGCCCGCGTCGTAGCAGAACACCGCCTCGGCCCACAGCTGATCGCGCATCGAGCGCAACAACTCCAGATCCACCTTGGTACACGCGACCGGCCAGTAACGTCGGTTACCGGTGGCGTCCTTCAGGTACTCGTCTTGGTTGGTCGTACCCACAAAAACACACTGGCGTGGCACGTCCATTGTTCTGCGGCCGTAGCTCTCGCGATAAGTGTCGGTGGACGCCGAAAAGAACTGCTTGGCCTTCGTGCTCTCGGCTTTGTTGAAGCTATCCAGCTCGCCCAGCTCGACAATCCACTTGCCCCGGATCGCCTGAAAGCCGTCCTTGTCGCCCAGCGCAAACGGCGTGTCCATGAACCACTCGCCGCCAAGAATGCTCATCGCGGTCGACTTACCCGCGCCCTGCGCACCTTCCAGAATCATCACCGAGTCAGCCTTGCAGCCGGGCTTCATCACCCTCGCCACCGCCGATAACATCCAGCGCTTGCCGACCTTTGCCGAATAAGCTGTCGCCTTCACGCCCATGACGTCGGTAAGCCAACTTTCAAGCCGAGGCACTTGATCCCATTGCAGCTTGCGCAGGTACTGGCGCACTGGATGAAACGCATGGTCATGCGCAACCACACTCACCGCCTCGATCACATGCGAAGCTTTGACCCGCAAGTTGTACTGCTGCGCGAGCCACTTCATCACCCGCACATCATCAATGTCCGCCCAATCACCCGTGCCGCCGCCATAAGGCGCCGCACGCAGCTTCACGATCTTCGAACTGAACGCGCTGTAGCTGATCACGCCGGCCCAACGTTCATCGTTGGCCAGGATCAACTCGACGTTCTGCATGTGCGCAATCAGCGCGCCGCTTTCGCTGCGTGCCAACAGATCTTTCCAACCACCAGCAGCCGGCGGCTTGACCACCGCCAATACCTGACGGCGTACTGCTTCCAAACCTTCCGCAACATGCAAATCGTTGAAGTCAGTCCACTTGGCTTCCCGCTCGCCGGAAAAGATCGGCGCGACCACTTGGCCGCCGACAATCAGCGCCGCGTTGTTTGCTTTCTCCTCACCGGGGTTCCATGCATCGCCATTCGGCTTGGTGGTTTTCCAGTCATCGTCCCGGCAAATGATGAGCGGGCAACCGGCGAAACGCTCGCGCATGGCCTTGCAAACCACAAGCAAGTTGCCCGCATCGAACGCAACGGCCACGGTCAGTGACGTGGCCATATGCAGGCTTGCGCCGGTAGCGTAACCCTCACACACCAGCACCGGCTCGCCCGGATCCGGGTGCGGCCCGATCAGATGGAAAGCGCCCTCCTTCGACATGCCGTAAGGCCAATAGGACTTGTCGCGACCGGTGTCTTCTTGCTTGGTCGGGAACACCACCTGCAGGCCGACAATCTCGTCGCGCACATTGCTCATCGGCACCAAGAGAGCGCCGGTGCGCGGCGCATAACGAACGCCGAAGCCGACAATCTGCTTGCGATCCAGATAGTCGCTACGGCCCTTCTCCGGCATGCGTTTGAACATACCGGATGCACGCTTCGCCGCACGACGAGCCCCATTGGCCGCGATCTCTGCCGCGCGGCGCTTGGCTTCTTCCTGTCGAGCGCGCATAACTTCGCGTTCTTCAGGCGACATGCGCCCGGCCTTGACCTTGATCTTCTGAGACTCGCCCGAACGCCAGTCACCGAACGCACCGAAGATCAGCGTTTCGCCTTTCTCGGTGCGTTGCTCGTGAACGACATACCAACCGTTCTTTTCCTTGCCCTTGTCCTGCGAAGTCTTACACCGGGTCAGCTTGCCAAACACTAAAGGCTGCGCGGGCTCAAGGCCATAGTCCGCGAATTGCCCCAATACTTCATCGAGCATGGACGGCCTCCATGATCTCTTCGACCTCCTGGCAGCTCACGCATTGCGTGCAGCCAGGAACAGCTAAACGCCGCCCCTCGGGGATTGGGCTGTCGCAGTTTTCACAGAACAGAAACGAATGAGCCGCCAAAGCGGGCTTGGCGGCGAGAAGACGTGCAGCGAGCGCCTGATCGATGCGCTCCTGCACCAGGTCATTAGCGAAGTCGACGATATCAACCACGATCAGTACCCCGCGTCGTCTGATTGACGTAGGTGGCGCGGTTGAACAACCCCAATAGCCCTTGAATGCCTCGAAACACCTGCAGGCGAATCGCGGCCAATTCCTCATCGGAAACGACCCCGTCGCCAATGCTTTTGGCCCAGGTATCTGCTAGGTCCGCGACTTGTCTGAAGTACTCGGCAATACCGGTGGTCAACGTCTCTGGCATGTCGTTGGTGTAAGCCTCAGCCAGCTCCTGCCAAGTCGTGTCACTGACCAACGCATGCACCGCATCCAGAATACGGCGATCCTTGGTCAGCTCTAGAATCTCGCCGAACTCTTGAATGTTCACAGTGTGGCTAGGGTGGGTTGGGGACAACTTGTGCTGCAGCGTGGTCGCATTTCGGCCGGTGGTAGCGGCGATGGCTGCGGCGCCGCCGGGGTAGTCCCGGGCGGCATGGTA